TAGAGAGGTAATAAGAGGAGATACAGATACTCTTGTTAAAAACCCTATAAATTATGATAAGTTTTATATGAACAATCTTATTACTTGGTGGAAGAATAAAGCTTCCAAACGATATGAAAATTTAAAGTCTGAGAATAAACTTCGTACTGAGTTAGAAGTTTGGAACAAAGATATGGATATTGATATAATACGATGAGTCTACAGGACTACATTAAGGAACCCCGTAAGGATTGGGATAAAGAACATTGGCTAAAACATGCTTGGGTTATGGTACATTCTCCTTGGATTGATGATGATGAAAGAGAGTATTGGAGAGACAAAATTAAGGAGTTAACATGAGAATGAACGATCAAACCAAGTTAGTTTACGCCTTAGAACACATTGATCATCTTTATGATCTAATAGAAGGTAATTATTGGGAAGATTACCTGGCAGAAAATTTGGATAGTATGTCTTATGTGTTAGAATCCCAGTTAGAAGAACTTCTTAAGAGGAAACGTTTAAGATGAAAGATGAACTCTTGGAACTATTGAAGAAGAATGCTTACAAGAAAGGTGAGTTTACTCTTTCTTCTGGTAAAACTAGTGAACATTATGTCAACTGTAAACCTGTCACTCTAACGGCAAGAGGTCTTACACTTGCTAGTATAATGTTACTAGAGAATGTAGAGAAAGAATCTGTTGCAGTTGGTGGACTTACATTAGGTGCTGATCCATTGGTTGCAGGAGTTGCAGTAGTATCTGGTTTTGACAAGAGACTTCTTGATGCTTTGATCGTTCGTAAAGAAGCAAAGGGTCATGGTACTCAAGCATGGATTGAAGGCCCAACTCTGCCAGAAGGGTCTAGAGTAACGGTGTTAGAAGATGTGGTTACGACTGGGGGTTCTTCAATTAAAGCTGTTAAGAGACTGCGTGATGCGGGTTATGTAGTGGATAGAGTTGTTACTATTGTAGATCGTCAAGAGAATGATGAGGCAACTACTGCTATGAAATTAGCGGGTTTAGAACTGAAAACATTATTTACTTTGGAGGATTTTAATGACTGAACTTAAGGATTGGTTGAACTCCATTAATAATACAAAGCAGAATCTTATTGATGAAGATCCTTCTATAGAGAAAGAATATCCTCCATATATTGTTAATAGATGTTTGTCTGGTCATATAGATTGTATTATGTTTGTGAACGAATTGAATAGATATCCCAACCTCCCTAAAAAATTTCAATATGATTTTTTACTAAATAGTCTGAGGAAAAAGAAGAGATTCAGTCCCTGGCTCCGTAAGGATAAAGTCACAGACCTGGAAATCATTAAACAATACTATGGTTATAGTAACGAAAAAGCCTTAAACGCTTTGAAAATATTAACCCCTGAACAAATTATTTTTATTAAACAACGACTTGAGACTGGAGGACGAAAATGAGTGCTATCGTTGAACCTGAAATCAAATGGTCTCCCGACCAAATGATTGAAGTAACTCTGAATGAACCAGATGATTTTCTAAAGGTTAGGGAAACACTTACTAGAATTGGTGTTGCTTCTCGTAAGGAAAAGAAGTTATATCAATCTTGTCATATCTTGCACAAGCAAGGAAAGTATTACATAGTTCATTTTAAGGAATTGTTTGCTTTGGACGGTAAGAGAGCAAACATTACTGTAAATGATGTACAGAGAAGGAATCGTATTATTCAACTTCTTCTTGACTGGGGACTTATTAGTGTTGTAGATGTTAGTGGTGTTACTGATATTGCACCTCTGAACCAGATCAAAGTTCTTTCTTACAGAGAGAAGAATGAGTGGGAATTGGAGACCAAGTACAACATAGGTAAACGTAAGAAACCTGAAGGGGAGTAAACCGTACTGCCTTTTTAGAGTGAAGTGTTATAATTAGTAGTGAACGCCGAAAGGGTTCACACAACACAAACTCGCTTAGAAAAGGAGCTACTATCATGGGTAACCTAGCAAGGTATACTGCTGCCGATTTGCCACAGTTAATGGAGCGAATCCAAAGAAACAGTATAGGAGTGGATGAATATCTTGATCGTTTCTTTAATGTTCCATCACAACAGAACTATCCACCTTATAACATCATTCAGGTAAACAATGTAGAAACAAAGCTTGAGGTTGCTCTTGCTGGTTTCAAAAAGAAAGACATTAAAGTTTACACTGAACATGGTAAACTTTTTGTTGAGGGTGGTAAAGATAAGACCACAGAAGATACAGATAAATTCTATCATCAAGGATTAGCACAAAGAGCTTTCAATAGATCTTGGACTATTTCTGATGATACTGAAGTTAAGTCAGTTGACTTTGAGGATGGTTTACTAACCATTACTGTTAGTAAGATTGTACCAGAACACTATGCAAGGAAAGACTGGTTGTAAAAATTAACATTTGGGGGCTTGCAAGCCCCCTTTTTTATTGGTATAATTATAGTAGGAAGAATCGGAAAATGACTGTTAAACTGATAGTATTAAAATCTGGTGAGGATCTTATTGCTGATGCTAAAGAGATACGTGGTCCTGATGAGGAAGTAGTTGGTTATTATTTTAAGGATCCTCTTGTTCTTAAGATGTATCAGAAGGATAAACCAGTTGTTTTGAGTGAACATGAAGGTACTGTATCAGACAGTGGAACAACAAAAGCTTTTAGTTCACATGTTGGTGTAACTTTTTATCCTTGGGTTCCTCTTGCTGGTGAAAGGAGTATACCATGTTCTGCTGATTGGGTTGTTACCATAGTAGAACCACAAAAGAATTTGAAAAAACTTTACGAGGAAAAAGTAAATGGACGACCAGACGATGATCCGAATCTTAGTGTTATTAACGAATGAATACCTAATATCTCAGATTGAAGAAGTTGGATCAGAACTTGGTGAACCTGACTGTAAACTTATAGAACCATATAAGATAGTTGATGGTGAACTTGTTAAATGGTGTGAAGAATATACAGATCAGAATGAAATGATGATTCATTCTGATAAAATATTAACACTCGTTGAACCTAACGAGAAATACTTTGATATGTACTCAGAAGCGCTTGGGGGCTTTAAGTGAAATTCTACACTAACGTTCAATTAATTGGTAACCAATTTCTTGTTCGTGGATATGAAAATGGAAAACACATCATGCAGAGAGAAGAGTGGAAACCCACTCTTTTTGTGCCTTCTAAGAAGAAATCGAAATATCGTACTCTCGAAGGAGAATGTGTAGAAGAAATTCAACCTGGGTTTGTTCGTGATTGTCGAGAGTTCTATAAGAAGTATGAGGATGTAGAGGGGTTTAGAATATATGGTAATGATAGATATGTTTATCAATATATTTCTAACAGGTATCCAGAGGAACAGATCAAGTTTGATATAAAGAAGATTAAACTTGTAACGATTGATATTGAGGTTGCTGCAGAGAATGGTTTCCCTGATGTTGAAAACTGTGCAGAGGAAATGCTTCTCATTACTCTACAAGATTATGCAACGAAAAAGATTATAACCTTTGGTTCTAGACCTTATGATAATAAAGAACCTAATGTAAGATATGTTAAGTGTAGAGATGAACAACATCTTCTTCGTGAGTTCTTAGCATATTGGAGAGAGAATCTTCCTGAAGTTGTAACAGGATGGAACTCTCAAATGTATGATATTCCATACCTTGCGGGAAGGATTAATAGAATCCTTGGTGAGAAGTATATGAAAGACTTATCACCTTGGGGACTTGTAACTCAGACAGAAGTTTATATTACTGGACGTAGGAATATTAACTATGATATTGGTGGTGTAACACAACTTGATTATCTTGACTTATATAAGAGATTTACTTATACTAATCAAGAGTCTTATAGACTGGATTATATTGCCAATTATGAATTAGGTGTAAAGAAATTAGACCATAGTGAGTATGATACTTTTAAGGAGTTCTACGCTAAAGATTGGGACAAGTTTGTAAAGTATAATATTCGAGATGTACAACTAGTTGATGCTTTTGAGGATAAATTAAAACTTATCGAACTTGCCATTACTATGGCATTTGACGCTAAGGTAAACTTTATTGATATTCACTTCCAAGTAAGGATGTGGGATACCATAATTTATAATTATTTAAAGAAAAGGAATATTGTTATTCCTCCTAAAAGGAGAACTTCCAAAAGTGAGAAATATGCAGGAGCCTATGTCAAGGAACCGAAGCCGGGAAAGTATGATTGGGTGGTTAGTTTTGACCTCAATAGCCTGTACCCTCATCTTATTATGCAATACAATATCAGTCCAGAAACCCTCTGGGAGACTAGACATCCCAGCGCGAGCGTTGAGGGGATCTTAAATGAACAAGTATCAATTGACGGCGATTTTGCTGTTTGTGCTAATGGTGCTCAGTACCGTAAAGATGTACGGGGTTTTCTACCAGAATTAATGGAGACCATTTATAATGAGCGTACAATTTATAAAAAGAAAATGCTTGCTGCAAAGCAAGAATATGAGGATACAAAGAATCCAAAACTTATAAAGGATATTGCAACCTTTAATAATATTCAGATGGCTCGTAAGATCCAACTGAACTCTGCTTATGGTGCTATTGGTAATGAATACTTTAGATATTATAAGTTGGAGAATGCAGAAGCTATTACTCTATCAGGACAAGTTTCTATTCGATGGATAGAAAATAAACTGAATGAACGCTTGAATAAAATTCTTAAAACGGATGATGATTATGTTATTGCTGTTGATACCGACTCTGTTTATCTTAACTTGGGCCCTTTGGTTGAGGCTGTATACAAGGGGCGAGAGAAAACTAATGAGGGCGTTATTGGGTTCCTTAACAAGGTGTGTGAAAATGAATTTGAGCCTTTTATCGAAAGTTCTTATGAAGCGTTGGCCGGGTATGTCAACGCCTATGCCCAAAAAATGTTCATGAAGAGAGAGAACATTGCTGATCGTGGAATATGGACGGCAAAAAAGAGATACATACTAAACGTGTGGGATAGTGAGGGTGTTCGGTATACCGAACCCAAACTCAAGATGATGGGTATTGAAGCAGTAAAGTCTTCAACACCTGCTCCTTGTCGTCAAATGATCAAGGATGTTCTTAAACTCATCATGACAAAAACTGAGGATGATGTTATCGATTTTATCGATGAGTGTAGGAACAAATTTAATTCTCTTCCACCTGAAGACATTTCTTTTCCAAGAACTG